TTGTTATTGACGAGTACTATAACAAACCGTCTGCAAAGGTTGGTTTTACAATCAAAGAAGAAGTTGTAACACCTGAGGAAGATGAAAGTTTATATGATAATTCTATTGGATCTGCAAACTACACTGCACCTGGCGCACATAGATTAAAAATTAGTCTGCAGTTGAAAGAGTTTGCTTTCAATGCAATTACTGATAAGAATTTTATTCAATTACTTACAGTCTCAAGAGGACAAGTACAAAGTAAAATCTCTTCTACAGACTTTAGTATATTAGAACAAACACTAGCTCGTAGAACATTTGATGAGTCAGGTGATTATGTTGTAGATAATTTTTCTGTAGACGTTAGAGAATGGGCACAGAAAGATGGCAACAGAGGAATCTATGGTGCTGATGAGTTTGGTCTTTACAACGGAAAGAGTGCATCTGAAGCTGCTAGAAAAATGGTTGCCAGTATTGGTGCTGGTAAAGCATATATCAAAGGATATGAAATCGTTAATAAAGAGACTAAGTATCTTGAGATAAACAAAGCTAGAGAAAGTCTTTCCAGTGATAATGTAAATCTTAAGAGTAAAGGTTTACCAACATACAGTATTACTAACGTATTTGGTAGTGTTCCTTTGAATAAAGAAGGATCTGAACTAACCGCATATCCTGATGTATTTTTATATTCTACATTTAATGATGGATCTATTGGTTTAAACAATACAGAACTATCAACTGATCATAGACAGACTATTGATAGAAGAGGTAAGATTTTTAATGTTGATGATGGAATTAAAACTATTACTTTACAGATTACTAACACCACAACTTTAATTGGTGCAGTAACTGACTCTACATTCCAAACACAGTTTGGTGAGTTGTTCTATATTAAGACTAGAAGCGATCAAGGATCTCCCACTGCAATCAGTTCATTTAAAACACTATCGTTTGCAACAACAAACAAACCACTAATCAATTCATCAGAATCTGTACAATTTTTAGAATTGACAGTATTTGGTAATAAAGCTGAGTTGGAATTACTTGCAATAGAATATGATTTATCTGATAATGAATATAAGAGAAAAATTTATCTAACAGAGGCTGATGCTGCTGCAAATAATAACGAGTTTGGATTTGTTGTAGATTACTCTGATATTATTACTCCTGTTATTGGTAAAACAAAACCAAGTAATTTCTTTTTAAAGAGCAGAGGATCTGGATTTAATTCTGATTCTGATATTGTATTATCAAAAGGTCGTTTAGAGGCAGGAACCTCTGCATATAATACTACTTTTGGATATTCTTATTTTGATCCTCAATTCTTTACTAAGATTATCTTAGAAAGTATTCCTGCTGGTGCAAATGCATTTGATGAAGGTAAGTATGTATTTGGTATTAATAGCAATGCATATGGTGTTGTAGAAGGATCTTCTGCTGGTGTTTATAGTACAGGAAGAATTCTGTTTGTTAAAACTTTATCTGGCAAGTTTCAATCTGGTGAGACAATTAGAGACGAAGATGGCAATACTGTAAAAATTGCAAAAGATAATACAATCTCTCATTTTGTTGTTCAGAATAGAGGTTTAGGATATGCTGATGGTTGCACTCTATTAATTAATGGTCTTGAGTTTGATGCATCAAAAATTGATCTAGGTAAGACTATTGCAGGTAATATTTACAACGCTCGCATTGTTAATAGAAAAGCGGTAAATGTTGAGTATGCTCAACCTCCTGCAGTTACTGTTCAGAATCCTAGTGGTGCAGCTGCACCTAGTTCTGCTGCTGCTGTTGTACCAGTTCTATTCAGAAACTCAGTTACAACATATACTCCTCAGAATGTAAAATCTATTGGTTGTGAGTATGGTTCTGGAAACTCTAATACTTTCTCTGCTGATGTTGTTGTAGATAGTCAAACTTTTTCTGAGATCAAGGCAGTTACCAACTACACATTCTTTGGTTCACAGGGATCTAACTTTATTGAATCTACAAGTTTCAGTGCTGATGCATCTGTTCTATTACAGCAAGGAGATCTTGTACAATTCTCTGATGATAGTAACAATCTAGTTCGTGCAGTAGTACAGTATGCAACAAAACAAGAGGGATCTTCTAAATCTAGAATTTATCTAGATACAGCTTTACCTGGCAGTGTTACAAATACAAGTATTGTAAGGTTACGTCCTAAAGTAGCAAATACTAATTCTGGTACATTACTATTCCCAACTGGCAGTAAACAAGTTTCTCAAGTTTCTGTTGGTGGCGATGATACTAAGATCAAGTATTATTTCCGTAGAGACTTTGTAACTACCGCATCCTCAGGTGGTGGTACAATTACATTTGCTGCACAGTTACCATTTGGTACACAAAGATTCGCTGCGTTCAGTGAAGAAAATTATATTATCACTGTATTAGATCCTGGCGATGCACCTGACATCGTAAAAGGTGATATTGTTTACGTTTCTGATGATGCAGTAGAAATTACATCTTCTACAGATACTGCTAGTGGTCTTACATCTGGTAGTATCAGTCTTCAATTACCATCAACATATTTTGGAACTATTCCTACAAACGGAACGTTCCCTAAATTAAAACTTACAGCAACTCTTGAGGTATCCAATGCAAAACCAAGACTTAAGACTGCAGTAAATAATAAGAGAATTATTGTTGCCTCTGCTGGTGATCGTATAGTTCCATTTAGAGGACAAGATTATGATAATGAAGTTGTAGAAACTCTATCATATGCTGATGCATTTAAACTCAGATATGTTTATGAAGGAACTTCTTCTCAAGCACCTAATGTAGATTCTGCTGGTAATTTAATTTCAGGAACTGATGTTACTGCTAGATACACATTTGATAATGGACAAAGAGATACACTATATGATGTTTCTAGAATCGTTCTAAAACCAGGATTTGAACCTGCTGCTGGTCAATTATTAATTGCGTTTGATTACTTTGAGCAATCTCAAGGAGATTTCTGTACTATTGACAGTTACTTACATGAAGCAGGTGTCCCAGAAGATGAGATTCCATCTTTCAATTCCTCAGTTCATGGAAACTTAGAACTTAAGAATGTAATTGACTTCAGACCTAAGGTAGATAGTAATGCTATTATTCCTGGCTTCCTCAACATTGCGTCTCTTGAGACTAATGTTGGACAGTTTGCTGGTGCTGGTGCTGTGGTTTCTAGCACTCCTGCTCCTGACTTAAATCTTGAATACACTTTCTCATTCAGTCAGATACAATACTTAGATCGTATTGACGGTATTTTCTTAGACAAGAAAGGACAGTTTATTGTTAAAGAAGGTAATTCATCTCTCAACCCATCTAAACCTGATCCTATTGATGATGCTGTTCCTCTCTTCTATGCATATATTCCTGCATTTACGAAGACAACTAAAGATGTAAGGATTACTCCTGTTGACAACCGCCGTTACACAATGCGTGATATCGGTAAGTTAGAGAAGCGTATTGAAAGACTTGAGTACTATACTACTCTTAGCATACTAGAACAGCAAGCACTTAACATGCAAGTTAAGGATGAGATTGGTCTAGACAGATTCAAGTCTGGTTTTATTGTTGATAATTTTGAAGCACATAAAGTCGGTAACCTACAATCTCTTGATTATAGATGTGCAGTGGACAGTCAACAAAGTGTCCTACGTCCTCAAGCAAAAGAAGACTCTGTTAACTTAGAGGAAGTAAATGTAAGAGAAGATCAAAGATCTGTTTCTGGATATAAGAAATCAGGACATATGGTAACGTTGCCATACTCTCCTCTAGATTTACTTGGAAATAATTTTGCATCTAAAACTTTAAATCCAAATCCATTTGTTGTTCTTCAATATGTTGGTGATGGAGAAGTATCTCCATCTATTGATCATTGGTATGATCAATCTGAAGAACCAATTGTAGTAGATACTAACACTGATCTGTTTAACATCTTCCTTGCAAAAGAAAATGTTAAAGAAAGTTTCTCTAGTTTGTACAATTCTTTTGTAGTTAACTGGGTTGGAACATCTACTTCCTTTACAACAATTAATTCTTTAGGGTTAGTAAACACACAGGAAGCTACAACTTCTGTTGCTAGTGCATCTGTTGCAAGTTCTTCTAACATCAGTCCTCAGAACAATGAGGTTGGAAAAGGTATTCAAACTAAGAGTGTTGGTGAGAGTTTAGTTTCAACTTCTCTAGCATTCTTTGCTAGAAGTATTCCTGTTAGATATGTTATCAGAAGAATGAAACCTAATACGAAGATGTATGTCTTCCTAGAAGGTAGAGATATTAGTCGTTGGGTAAACCCAGACCTAAGATTTACAGGAATTGCTGGTAACTCTTTATCTGCATTTAATGGTGAGATTACAACTGATGAATATGGTAATGCTAGTGGATTAATTGTTATTCCTGCTGGTTTACCACCACTTGAAAATGCAACTTGGACTGGTGATGTAGACACTCTACCATACGATACATCTGCTGAAGAGGTATCAATCACCTCTGGTATATTAACATTTAGATTTACTTCTAGTGCAACTAACGAATCAAAAGAAAAAGTTGATAGTTATACAGAAGTTAAGTATTATGCTACTGGTCTTCTTCCTGAGAATCCAGCAAGTATTGTATCTACAAAACCATCCTACTTCAAATCAAATGAAGGTGTTCAGTTAATTGAAAGTAATACTGATAATCCTGTAAGACCTAATCCTCTCGCACAAACATTTAAGGTAGAAAATTTAGATGGTGGATGCTTTGTAACAGGTGTTGATCTTTTCTTCAGTAAGAAGAGCACTAATATTCCAGTTAAAGCTTATATCTCTAATGTTGATGCAGAAAAACCTGCTAAGAACATTGTACCTGGTTCTGAGAAAACTCTTTCTCCAAATACATTCCTCAGGTGTTTTGCTAGTGGTAATGTAGCAGTTTATGTTGGTGAGAATGTGACTGGTGCATCTTCTTCTGCGTCAGGTCCTATTCTAAAAATCTTTGATAAGAATAATGTAGAATTAGTTGCAACTGCATCTGGTAAGTTTAGTCTTACAAACGAGCAAGTATATACTATTGTTCTCAATAACCATAATGGAAAATCTTTTGTACCAAATGAAGATTTAATTATTCCATCTGTTACAGAAGCAAACGCAAAGAATAACACTGATCTTGTCCTTTCTATTGCAAAAGATAGTGGTAAGGTTTCTAAGATGAGAATTACTAACACTGGTCAAAATTATGACAGTGCAATTCTTACTATTGAAAGTCCTCAATTACCTGGCGGTTCTACTGCTACAGCAAGTATTGAAGTTTCCAATGGTCAAATTTATAATGCTGAAGTATCACTTAGTGGATTTGGTTATACAGAAGCACCTTCCGTGGTTGTGAAAGGCGTCGGAAATGGTGCGGGTGGGTGTGAGATCCAAACATTTATTGATATTGATACACCAGCAGTTAGAATGGGTGTAGCAATTGATGCTGGAGAGGTAACAAATTCCACAACACCTACACACTTTGCATTTGATTATCCTGTTTATCTACAGAATGATACTGAATATGCATTGGTAGTAGAAACAGATTCTACTGATTATGAACTTTGGGTTTCTAAACTTGGTGAAACTGACATTGCTACAAGTACGGTCATCACAACTCAACCATCTCTAGGTTCGGTATACCGTTCCCAGAATACCGAAAGTTGGACTGAAGATATCTTCGAGGATCTTAAGT